ATTGTTATATCTTTAAATGATAATGTTTTTGTTTATCTACCTAACCACTTTGGTTTCACAACTATTTCAACATTAAAAAATTCTAAACTAAATAGAGAATACCATAAAAATATGATAACAAAATATGCCAATATAACTTAAATAAATAATATAGTCAAATGCATTTAATCATTTAATATTTAAAAATATGGTACTAATCTAACTTACCAATTATTTAAGTTTAATTTTAATTGATATTTAAGAAAATGGCCTAATTAAATACAATTATTCAAAAACATAGAATACGTTCTCCTTGCTTTAAGTGGTGACATATCTAATTTCCTTTCTTTTTAAAATTCATAACTCTCTACCAAAGTATATTTCTTAACAAATTCAATATCTTCAAAATAATTAGGTGGAACAACATCAAAATTAACTTAAATACCATCTATTTCGAATTTTAAATAACATAGCTCTCCATCATAACTACATAAATCATCATCAGTAGATGTCAAAATAAATAATTCATGATATAATGGTATTTCTTAAACAAACTAAAGATTCAACCAGGGAAACATTTCTGTGAAAACATTATTGTATTTTCTATAAGTTTTCATGCTAGTGACATAAGTTAAATTAACATTACCAGTAATATTTAAACTTTATTACCATCTAGTTTCTTCTTTTAAATTAAACAAGTTATTAGGTAATTCTAAGACTATATAAGATAATAATGGTAAACCAAAAACAATAAATAATATTATTCTTAAACAGTGAGACTTAAATATTAATTATCTTTTTTCTTTTTTCTTTGCACCTATATAATCCCAAGATTAGATATCATTGTCCATTAATTAAACGCTGCTCTTTTATTAAGTTTCTACATAAGCATTCAAAAAATCAATGTATTAACTTAGATAGTTGGATTAAGAAAAGAAATAGATGTTGAAGCAATTTATTATGAAATAAATCATAAAACAATGTTTACTAGCAAGAGTTTAAGTATTATGATCAGATGTGATTCCCCACTAAATATAATCTAAAGTTGCATCTACAGTATAAGATCTATCTAAAGTAGCTATTAGAATTGTCGTCAAGATGTAAAAGATTCTTAAGAAAAAGACAAAATCTAATGATTTTATTTTTTATAATACAGCAGGATGAGAAATGATTGACCTAAAACAAGTAGTGACTTCATTAAGATGAGGGAAAGTATTTAGAAACATTGTCAATAGCATTAAAAATTTAGTGCTAGTC